AATATTTTAACTGAAGATTTAAATAAAATCTGGAATTTAGGTTAATTTAAACTGTTGTAAAACCTATATATAATGAATATAAACTTAATAATAATAAAAATATATTACATACTAAATTTACTATTACGAAATTGTAATTGTCTTTTTTAGAGTCTTTATATGCTGGATTTTTATCGTAACATTCTGTTGCGATTGATGATGTAGCTATTCCCAAAATACCAGCTATTAAAAAGATTATTGCAGTTGAAAGTATTTGTGTATCTGCCATTATGTTTTTTATATATTAATAAAATAAAAAAAATATAATTAAAAGAAAAATATTAAAAATTCAAATCCAGTTTTAAATTCAATAAACAAGTTTTTGCACATTCTTGTTCTGCACTTGTAACTTTTCTACCAAAGCCAATTCCAATAATGTAATCATTTTTTTGATATATCGTAATAAGTTTAGTATATATTTGAGGATTTTTTACACGATACTCTTCTAAAATTTTTGAAGAATATATTTTAATCATACTTTTTACTGCTTTATCCAATGATTCATATTGATTACTATTAATAGTTAACATTCTTGTAAATACTTTTCTATATAAAGGTCCTTCTTCATTTAAAGAACAATATATAGGTGTTTTCCATTTTAAAGATTGAAAATAACGTTGTAAACTATCTTTAAAATTATCATTTTTAGATATAAGTTCAGCAAAATCGATAATATTTTCAATAACTGATCTCACAAAACGATCAGCATACAAATATCCACGTTCTCCAAAATCTAATAAAATAGATCCAATAAATGCCTCAAATGCATCTTCATAATAACTAGGCGTATTTCTACCACGATCAATATCCAATATTGTTTGATTTTCTACCTGCAAAGATAATAATAAAAATTTTTTAAAACCCAAAGTAACACCAATTTTATGTAACATTGAACATTTCTCTATTTTAATTTTTAATCTTGTTAAAAATCCTTCACGTTCATTACCAAAACGTTCAAACAAATATCTTCCCATTACAGCTTTAAGAATATGATCACCTAAATATTCAAGACGTTCACTAGACTCTTTAGGTACATAATAAAACAATCCAGATTTGTCATCGATATTTTCATTTTTGGTGAAAAAATATTGTACAGCTTGATAATAACTTTCGTGAATAAATGCTTGTTGGTAGTGTTCTAAATTATTTATAACTAAACGTTGACCATTGTCACCAATATTTTCAAAATAATTTAGAACATTTTCAACTTCCGATTTCGTTATTAAACGATTATTTAAATTATCCATAAAAAACTACGAAATCGAATTTTTATTCAATTTTTATAAAAAATCGATTTTATTTTTATTTTGTCATAATAAATCAATTTTGTATATGAGTAAATATATCACATTACAAATGTATAATAAACAAAAAGAAACTAAAGATCACACCAAAAAAGATCACACCAAAAAAGATCACACCAAAAAAGATCACACCAAAAAAGAAACTCTTAATCATCAAGTTAATAAAAAAGAAACTAATGAATTTATTAAAATAGACGATGAAACATTGTTAATGTTATTCAGTATATAATTAAGATCAATTATATGATTAACTATTGAGGAAAAAGTGAATATATTTTTTCTTTTTATATTTAATAAAAATGAAGAGTCAATTAGCAATCATTTTTATTTTTTTTAGCAATATTTTTTCACAAAGGGTGAACGATAATAATCCAAGTCAATCTGTTTTCTACAAATACTATCCTTATTCGTTTTCGATTTTAGAAAAACGTTTTAAAACACGAAATCGTAATGGGGCACATTTAGAATTAGTTAAACGTCGTAGACGTAATTCTGAAGTTGAGGTAAAAAATAAAAATCGTGTAAAAGATAAAAACCGTGGTGGAAAACAACAAGAATCTACAGCTACTTTAGCTTCAAGTTCGTATCCAAGTTCGTATCCTACTTCTGTTTAATTAAAAAAGTAGTTTATTAAAAGTTTCGTTTAAAATTTCAACTTCATAATTATTAAATGCTCTTTCAGGATACACAATAATAAATTTTATTCTTAAATTACCACATTTACCATCTTTATCTACTAATCCTTTGTTATGAATCATATATTCTCTATTAGGATTGATTATACCAAAACCTAATGTATTTATATTTATATGACCTGAAAAATGAGGTATAACAATATCCTTACCTATCATTGTTTCTTTAAATGTTAAATTTACATTACATAACAAATCCATACCGGATCTTGTGAAATATTCGTGATCATCGATATTTATAATAACAATAAATGATCCTGGTAATTCATTATCTCTAATTGGTTGTTCGCCCCAATCTTCAAATACGAAACGTTCTTTGTTTTTTATACCAGGTGTTATCTGTATTTCAAACACTTTTTCTTCTTGAACATTTCCACTTGAATTACATGTTGAACATATTTTACCTGCGTTATTACTTTTACCACTACCACTACATTGATTACATGTATTTTTAATAATTTGAGTAAATGGTCCCAATTGTATATGTTGAGTAATGATACCCTTACCATTACATACTGAACAAGATGTAATACAATCTTTACAAAATTTATTTCTATGAACTCGAAACTTTTTTGTTACACCAGTAAAAACTTCTTGTAAAGATATCTTACAATTATACACGTGATCATTTTTTTTTACAAATTGTTGTTCTTGACGCATATGATGTTTAAAAAATGGATGATCAAAACCACCAAATGCAAATGGATCATCAATATTGCCCTTGTTATCATATGCATTTTTTTTATTTGTATCTGATAAAATCTCATAAGCTTCCTGAATCTTTTGAAACTTATCCTTATCACCACCTTTGTCTGGATGATTTGTTCTTGCTAAACGTCTATATGCATTTTTTATATCATCTGACGAAGCTTCTTTTGATACACCAAGAATATTATAATAATCTGACATCTTATTATAATAAAATCGTAATTTTAAATAATTTTTTAAACTTGTTATTACAAATAACAATTTACAAAATTTACAATAACATTTACAATAACATTTACAAATAACAATACCAATCAGGTTTAAAACAAGGACACATTGGATTACAACAATAAAAGTAATCATCTGGTGCAATACAAGAATCATAATAAAAACATTCTGGGTTACAACATTTTGTTTTTATCTTTTTAAGATCCATGGTACTAACATCAGGTGTCGACTGATTTGGATTAGGATGCAAATATAAATTAACATTTGTTACATACAAACACCCAGATGTACCATTTGTAATTGACGTAATTTGTTTGTTTTTAAGTATTTCCCTAGTAATTTTATTACTAGTTAATGTTGAAGCGGTTGTACAAGATGTGTTATTATTTGCCTTATTCATTTTATAATTGTACAAAATAAAATAAATATACACAAAAGATACAATAAATAAAATAAAAACTTGTACAGAATTAAAAACTTTATTTTATATTTATATTTTGTACATTTCGCGTTTTTTGCATTTTTTGTTTATTGTACTATACTATACAAAAAAATTAAGTTAAAGTAGTCGCTCTAAATTTGATTGTTGTAGAAACCCAATCTGTTGTATTACGGCTAGTATATTTTATTTGCCCATTATCTCCTATTGTAAAATATATTCCAAGATTATCTCCTATATAAGATGAATTTATAATCCAAGATGATTTTTTCTTTAAACCTCGTAATTCAAATAAAGCATCGTATTCATCAGATGTAGTCGTAATATTCACACATACCATAGCACAAAATGATTTTGTATTACTAAATTGAAATCCATTAATAGATGTTGGAACTACTATATTATTTCCTGCTCCAAATACCTTTTCAACATATACATCATCTGGATTGGGTGTAATATCAACATCATTTACAACTAATCGTTGACCAACAAAAAGTTCTTTATTAACACTAACTCCGCCATATGCAATAAATGTAGACCCAGTACTCAAATTAATAGCTGAACTTGTATTTTTCAATACAATAACAGATGAATCACCTAATATCAATTTATTGTTTTCATAAACTAAATCTGAAGTTCCTATAATAGGATCCAAACCATTACCTCTCAATATAGTATAAGGGTTAAAAAATGTATTACCAGTACCTCCCTTGCTAACTTGTAAAGGTTTTAATGATGTCAATGGTGAATTCCTAATAAATTTAATATTAGCATCTACACTATTTGAATTAGTATACGCCAAATATCCAATGCCACCAACTGTATTTATATAGAATTTTATACCAGTATAATCACCTATATATCTATAATTTATATTCCACGTACTATTACAAACAACACCCTGAATTTCATACAATGCAGATTTATTCAAAGATGGAACATTTACAATTATAGAATATTCAAAATAATATTGTGTAATAGGAATACCTAATAAAGTTTCATCTATTTCCGTAGGAACATTTGTATTTGCTTGTAATGTTATAGGTGTCTGAGATGTAGGAATACTTGTACTTAACACACGCAATGTATAATCACTACTTGTATTCGAATTAGTATATTGAACTATTATATTCGAACCACTAATTCTTATACCAAATGTAATACCACGAACATTACCTATATTATAAGTATTAATAATCCAATCACTACCCTTTAATACACAATTACCTAATATCATTCCATATTTATTATCAGTAACACTAGAAACGTAAATTATCATTTTTATAGAATCAACATTTGTAGTAGGAAAAGTCAATGATGGTATATCTGTAAAAGTATTTATATTTGGTAATAAATTATGATTGATTTGTTCAGATGATGCATCATCATACACAATAGAATTTGTTATATATCGTAAAGAAGATGATCCTACGACATTTTGATTAGTATATTGTACATATGCACTCCCAACATCATCCCTTATATGGAAATCAACTCCAGTAGATGTATCTCCTATTAAAGTACTACTTATAACCCAATTTGAACCAGAATAAAATCCCCTAATCGTATACAAGGCTGATCTACCTGTACTAGTCTGAACATATATATTAGATACAAATGCTTTAACATTATCTGGAAAATTAAAACCAGGTATATCTAATGGACTAACAACAACACCATTATTCAAAATTAAACTTTGTTCAAATTGATTTTTATTGTTATTCAAATCAACATTCGCTATTAAATCATCAACATACAATTTATTTACAGCATCATAATCATCAATCGGATCTGCTACACTGGTAATGTTATTCATATTTACATCTAACTCGCCACCTATATATACATCTTTCAAAAAACTAGCACCACCATTTGATGTTAACGTACCACCAGATCCCAATCCAATAGCATTTGTTGTACTATTTAATTGTATAGATGATTGACTCCCCAAAGTTAACTTGTAATCTTTGTAAATAAAATCATCCGTACCAATTATAGGACTTGTACCATTACCTCTCAATACAGCATATGGTAATAATGTAGAATTACCTGTACCACCAATAGGCACACCTAAAGGTTCAAATACATTAGGAACATTTTTAATAAATCTTATATATGCATCTACTCCATTTGGATTTGTATATTGTAATACACCACTACCCCCACTTATAGTATTAATGTAAAATTTCACACCAGTGTGATCACCAATAAATTTTGAATTTATCTGCCATATATTTTTTAATAAAACACCAGTAATTTCATATAAAGCACTCTTATTCAAACTTGGTACCGTCAATACAACTGATAATGTAAAACTGGTAATACCCTGGAAAGTTAATGCAGATGATCCAACATTAGTTACTATATTTGTATTCGCATTCAATGTTAATTGAGGTTGCGTCAACAAAAAATTAGTCTGATAAACTCTAATAACATAATCAGAACTAGTATTTGTATTCGTATATTCGACTATACCACTCGAAGCTGTAGACCTCAATCCAAATTTAATATTATCAACGTCACCTATATTCCTAGTACTATAATACCAAGTACCATTAGATAACAATGCATTTAAAATAACCAAACCATACCTTTTATCAGTTTCACTAGATACATAAATACACAATTTTACAGAATCAACTGTGTTGTTTAGAAATGTCAATTCTGGTATATCCGTAAATGTACTAACATTACTAGATATATCGATGTTTTCTTGAGTAGTATTATCAAAATCTTCTATTCTAAATAATGTTGAAAATCTTATAGAAGCAAATCCCGTGGTATTTTTATTAGTATACTGTAAAACACCCTGACCACCATTATCTCTTATGTGAAATGACACACCAATATCATTACCTATAAAAGTACTATTTACTACCCAATTATTATCTGTGTGAAAACCATAAATTGTATAGAATGCGAATTTTTCATTGTTATAATGAGCATATATGTTAGCAACAAATGCCTTGATTGTACTCGGTTGATAAAATAAAGGTATATCACCAGGAACCAATACATTATTCTCCAAATTAAAGATATTTGTACTTATACCCTGACCAGCATTTATATTACTAATCAAAGTATCAATATAAGCTTTGTTCACAGCATCGTAATTTTCAATAGGATCTGCTACACTTTTAATATTATTCATATTCACATCTAATTCTCCACCTATAAAAACGTCTTTTAATACACTTATACCACCATTAATAACCAATGCACCACTAGAATTCAATCCAGATGCATTTTTTGTATTATTTAAAACAACAGTAGTATTATTATTCAATACCAATGTACCACTTGTACCATCCGTATTAAATCTTAAATTATCATAACCACGTAATGATCCTGCAGAATCAGCTACAATTAATTGACCAGCAGTAAAACTACTAAAACGACTTGTAATTAAGTTATCCACATAATCTTTATTTACTGCATCACCACCTAATATAGGAGTTGCCACATTTGTAATATTATTGTTATTTACATTCAAATAACCTCCAACAAAAACATCCTTGCTAATAGATATACCACCATAACAAACAAAACTTCCCCCAACACTACCAGTTATATTAGAAGTACTACCTAATGTAATAGTATACCCATCATATGTCAAATTATCATAACCACGAATAGCATCACCATTCGAATCTGCCACAATTAACTGTCCAGTTGTAAAATTACCCTGTAACTTACGATCATCAACATATTTTTTTGTTGCTGAGTCACTATCATTCACCGGCGAAGCTACATTTCTTATAATATTTCCTGACAAATCTAATACACCACCAATATATACATCACCACCCAAACTTGCACCACCAATCACGTTCAAACTGCCACCAGACCCCAAGCCCAATGTACTTGACGTCGTCAATATATTAATAGGCAAACCCATATATATTTTTTGAGTATCTGTAGTAAAAAAATCATACCCTCTAATACTACTACCATCACTATCACCTATAATAATTTGACCAGTAGTAAAATTACCAGAAATATTAGAAGAATAATTTTCAACATAATCTCTAACATAATCCACATTCACACCATCACTACCCAATACAGGATAAGCAACATTTTTTAAATAATTCCCACTAGCATCTATATCACCACCAACTGTTAAACGTTTTCCAATACTAGCCCCACCAACAACCGTTAAAGCCCCACCAGATGTGACACTAGTTGAATTTTGTGTATGTTTTATAGATAAACCACCATCTATTATAACACTAGCTGATGTAGCCGAGTCACTAGAATTTGTATAAGGTATGTATAAGTTACCATTTTTAAAAGTAACATTTTGAATATTCACTCCATTCTCAAAATTATATTCTTTTATCTCATCAAAGTATAATGTCCCAGAACCTTCTAGAGACCCATCACCTTGTAATGTTGGGTTTGCAGAAGGGGCTAACGACAAATTTCCTTTGATGAGAAATCCCTCTAGATTTTGCCCGAATCCCGAATCCATTTTTTAGATTGCAAATAATCTAACTCTTAAATCTATTTAATATTTTTAATATCACTTTCTAACGATCAGATCTTTATACTATTATAAATTACGTTTTAATTTACGTTTTAAAAATCATAAAT